CATATACTTCTGTATAAAAGCAAAAGACGCAGGCATTGATACTTGGGTAGACCATGACTTATCTATGGGGATAAAGCACATAGGTCAATATAGTTATAGCTGGGCAAACATAGAGAAAACATAATGGCGTACACAAACTATACGGATTTGCAGGCTTCTGTTGCTGGCTATCTAGGCCGTAGCGACTTGTCGGCACAGATTCCTGACTTTATTCGCTTTGCAGAGATTCGCCTGGCAAGAGAGTTGCGTACTCGTTTAATGCTAAAGTCGGCCACAGCGCCAACAGTAGCGGCAGATGCACGAGTAGCCTTGCCTACCGATTTCTTAGAGATTCGTGACTTATTCGTGCAGGGAAACCCTCGGATGCCAGTAACCTATCTGTCACCTAGCGCCTTCACAAGAGATGCTAGGGCAGATGAGTCTGGCTTGCCTGTGTTTTATACCGTACTTGCCTCAGAGTTTCAGTTTGCCCCACAGCCTGACACAGTATATACATTAGAGATTCTGTATTACGCAAAGCCGCCTGTGCTGTCTAGTACAGTTTCGTCTAATATATTCCTGTCGAACTACCCTGATGCTTTGTTATATGGCGCATTGCTTGAAGCAGAGCCTTACTTAATTAACGATGCAAGGTCTGGAACATGGGCAACCCTGTACGACAGAGCAGTTAAGAACATTTCCGATGCAGACCAAGGTGGCGAGTATTCGGGTATACCATTACAAATGAAACTTACCTCACGATAGGACTATCATGGCTGAAATCTCAAACTACCTAGAAAATGCGTTGATTAACGGCACATTGCGAGCTACTACTTTTACTGCTCCAGCAGCCGTATATGTCAGCCTGCATACTGCTGATCCTACTGATGCTGGTACAGGCACAGAAGTTAGTGGTGGCTCGTATATTCGCCAAGCGGCTACTTTTGCTGCCCCATCTAACGGTGCAAGCACAACTAGCGCTGATATTACTTTCCCACAAGCTACAGGCAACTGGGGAACGATTGGCTGGATTGGCATTTGGGATGCACAGACAACTGGCAACCTTTTGTACCATACCGCCTTAGATACATCTAAAGCAATTGATAATGGCGATATTTTCAAGATTGCATCAAGTAGCCTTACCGTCACTTTGGCGTAATGAGCAATGCCTGCCGATTATTGTGGCCCGTTCACAATAGATAATATTGATCTCTTTGGAACGCTGGAGCAGATAAATGTTAGCTTTGATGACCCAATTTGGAACTCAGCAGATACCTGTATCCGTTACGCTGATGGCGCTATTGCTGGAAGTGGTAATGTAAACGCAAACGCCTATGCAATACGAAACGCAGTAGGCTCAATAAACGGCACAAGCACAGTAAGCGCAACAGGCATTAGAACTTTAGTTGGCGCAGCTCAAATATCAGCGCAAGGCTCTGTAAATGCTAATGGCTATGCTATTCGGAGCGCCAATGGCAGCATAGTAGGAAACGCTACAGTTGCAGCTCAAGCCATACGAGTTTTAGTAGGAGCAGGGACAGTTACAGGCTTTGGTATAGTAAGCGCTAATGGATACGCTACACGAAGTGGAATTGCAAGCGTAACAGGATCGGCAACAGTAGCGGCAGCTTGCCAACGCATAAGAGTATTCTCAGGCTCTATAACAGGCTCAGGAACGGTTGCAGCAGATGCAGTAAGGCAACGCCTAGGTGTAGGTCAAATAAACGGCACAGCAACCGTTACAGCCCTTGGTGGAGTTGAGTATGCTGGGGTCGCTTTTGTAAATGGTGTAGCTACAGTAAATGCTCGTGGAATAGCAGTTTATTCTGCCATTGGCTCTATAAACGGTAACGCTACAGTTGTTTGCTTAGGTCGCATATTAGGCGATGAATGGGCAGACGAAACGCCTGGCTCAGAAAGCTGGACACCAGAAACACCTTCTACAGACACTTGGACAGATGCTAGTGCCGAATCAACAAGCTGGAATAATGTATCTGCAAATAATCCAAACTGGACAGATAAATCTATTGGGAATCAGACATGGCAATAAGTAGAGTTACTTTCGGGGAATGGACTCCTGACCAGTCAGGCATTACAAACGGCCTACAAAGGGCAGAAAATGTCTATGCAAAGCTAGTTGGCTATGGGCCTTTGCCTACAGTAGTAGATTACTCTGGGGCAGCCTCAGAAAACCTAAATAATGTAGTTGCAGCCAAAACAACAGCCGGTGCTACTTTAGTATTTGCTAGTGGCAGTACCAAATTATTTAAGCTAGATAGTGCTGATTTATCGTTAGATAATGTATCTAAAACTGGTGGCTATTCTACTTCCGCAGAAGAACGCTGGAGATTTACTCAGTTTGGTAATGTTGTCATTGCAGCAAACGGGCAGGCTAAATTACAAGGGTTTAATGTAAATAGCTCATCATTATTCGCAGACCTAGCGGCAGATGCCCCAGTATCCAAATATGTAACGGTAGTGCGTGATTTTGTAGTATCCGGCAATGTGCAAAGCAGCAACCCTAATCGAGTGCAATGGTCTGCTTTAGGGGATGAGTCTAGCTGGACTGCAAGCGCAACAACCCAAGCTGATTTTCAAGATATTCCAGATGGCGGCACAATTGTTGGCGTAACAGGCGGTGAGTTTGGCCTAGTCTTTATGGACAGAGCCATTCACCGTATGTCGTATGTTGGAAGCCCATTGGTGTTCCAGTTTGACAATATTAGCCGTAACTTAGGATGCTATGAACAAAACTCCCTTATTCAGTATGGGGGGACTAGCTTTTTCTTGGCAGATGACGGGTTTTACGCTTGTGACGGTCAGAATGTAGTGCCTATTGGCGATGAAAAGGTAAACCGCTTCTTTTTTGATAATGTAGATGAAGGTACTTTATACCTTATGTCGGCAGCAGTAGATCCAGCCAAGAAACTGATTATCTGGGCCTATGCCTCTAATAACTCGGCAACTGTAGATAGCTTATTAATCTACAACTTTAAAACGCAAAGATGGACTAGCGGCACAACTACTGCTGATCGCATTGCAAGCACATCTACCCCAGCAGTAACCTTAGAAGGTTTAGATGTTTACGGTAATTTAGACACTATTTTGACTTCTTTTGACAGTCGTTTATGGTTAGGCGGCAAGCTGCAATTAGCTGGTGTTAATGGGACTAAGATCGTTACATTTACAGGCGCTAATGCAACAGCGTATTTAGAAACTGGGGATGTTGAAGTGCCAGGCGCAACATCAGCTATTACGATGATAAAACCAATAGTAGATAATGGCTCTGCAAGTGTGGCTGTTGAGTCCCGTAGACTGCTAAATGAGGCTATATCCTTTGGCTCGCAGACGGCTGCCGATGCTGAAAACAGAGTAAGTATCCGTAGCGTAGGTCGCTATCATCGTCTACAATTAACACCTACAGGCAGTTGGACTTCAGTTGTTGGGGCAGATATTGAATTAAATGGTTTAGGGACTAGATAATGTTTAGACGATTACCTCCTTTTGGTGGAGATCAGCGAGCAGTCGCTGAAATCGTCAATGGCATTATGGATGGTAAAACCAACAATACCGGCACAGTTACATTAGCAACAGGAAATGCAACAACCACCACGATTACGGATGCTCGTATCGGCATAGATTCAGTTATATTATTAGCACCAAATTCTGCTGCTGCTTTTGCTGATACTGCTCCTTATGGTGCGTTTCAAGACTCTACAGATCAATCGGCAGCAAGCACTACAGTTGCATATCCAATGACATTTAACACCACAGATTTTTCTAATGGTGTTTATTTATCTAATAGCAGTCGTTTGAATGTCAGAAATGCTGGTATCTACAATCTGCAATTTAGCGTACAACTAGAAAATACAGATAATGCACAGCATGATGTAGATATTTGGTTTAGAAAAAACGGCACTAATATTACAGCATCCAACAGTAAATTTACTGTTCCAGCAAGAAAAAGTGCTGGAGTTTATGGTCATGTCATTGGAGCTATAAATTATTTTGTAGAACTAGCAGCAAATGATTATGTAGAAATTGTATGGCGAACAGAAAATACAGGGGTTACATTAGAGCAAACACCAGCAGAGTCTAGCCCAACAAGACCAGCAACACCATCAGTTATTGCAACTATGCAGTATGTAGCTCCTAATGCAATGGACAATGTATATATCAGCTCTCAAACTAATGGAAGTGCAGTAATCACGCATTTTGCCAACAGTACGGCAAGCAAAACTTATAAATATGTAATCGTAGGATAAAGGAAAAGATTATGGCCGTTCAATCAACCACACAAACTTCAAGCATTGACCCAGCGTTACTGCCATACCTTACACAAGGTTTGGAGAGGGCGCAGAGTTTATTTCTTACTGGCAAGCAGCCTGAGTTCTTTCCTGGGCAAACCTATGTAAGCCCGTCTGCCGCTACTACTGAGTCCATTGCACAGCAGGAAGCTATTGCTCGTCAGCAAAGCCCTGTGCTGCAACAAGCACAACAGGCATTTCAGACATCATTAGGGCAAGTTGGTCAAACTGCTGGCGGTGGCTTTTTAAACGCAAACCCATACCAAGCGCAGATGATACAGGCAGCCACACGCCCACTAGAACAGCAGTTTAGCCAAGCAGTATTGCCAGGCATCTCTAGCCTTTACTCTAGATCAGGCCGTTTAGGATCTGGCGCAATGGAGAGAGCATTAGGAACTGCAACAGAAAGCTATGGTCGTGCATTAGGCGATATTACTTCTAATATTGCAGGCACACAGTATCAGCAAGAGCGTGGACTCATGCAACAAGCACAACTAGGTCAGGCTGCATTGGCACAAGCCGCACCATCTATATATGGTCAGCAATTCTTACCAGCCCAAGCATTAGGCCAAGTTGGTATGCAGCAAGAGGCTATTGCAGCACAACCATTACAAGAGCAACTAGCTCGATTCCAATTTGGTCAGCAGTTGCCTTACCAACAGTTACAAGGTTATCTGTCATCAGTTTATGGATCGCCTATGGGAAGTTACGGCACTCAGACTACTCAGCAACCTTTATACCAAAACAGAGCGACAGGCGCACTAGGTGGTGCATTGGCTGGCGGTTTAGGCGGTTATGCTTTAGGTCAAGCCTTCCCATCGTTAGCCGGAACGCTCGGATCAAGTTACGCAGCCCCAGCAATCGGTGCTATTGGCGGTGGTTTATTAGGCGGCTTTCTTTGATAGTAGAAGAACTATCTCTTAGTCGTTTAGAGGAGTTTTTAGAAATAGTTACAAAAATGGTGACTGAGGCAGAGTTTTCTTACGCAAAATTAGAGAAACATAAGATATTGCAGCTTTATAAGAATCCAAATGCAATAGCAATTTTAGCAATAGACAATGACAAAATAGTAGGATTTATAGCTGCTTTGTCGCATGAATATTTTTTCAGCAATAGAAAAAGAGTTAGCGACTTAGGATTTTATGTTGCACCTGAATACAGAGGTAGTAGAGCAGCACTTAAACTTGTAAAATCATTAGAAACATGGGCTACAAAAATGGGTGCAGACGATTTGCATTTAGGACAAACAACAGCAGTAGAGATTGATAAAACCAGACAGTTTTATGAAAGACTAGGTTATAAAACTGTTGGCTTTAATACAGTTAAACTTTTAAAGGATTAATTATGTGCGGTGGAGTCGGAGAAGCATTAGCATCTATTGATCCAGGTCCAGCTATAGGTAGCGGTTTGGCAAGCGTAGACGAATTTGTAAACGATGAGATACCTGGTGGCTGGGTAACTGTAGGTCTTGCTGCGGCTACGGCTGGCGCTGCATCTGGCGCTGGCGCTGGAGCAGGTGCGGCTAGTGGTGCTGCTGGTGGTACGGCTACCGGAACAGGATTAACTGCTGGCGCTGGCGCTAGTGGTGGATTATTGGCTAGTGGCGGTACGGTAGGATCATTGGCTGGCGCAGGGTCGGCTGCTGGCATTGCAGGAACACAGGCTGCGGCAGGCTTAGGATTGACGGCAGGATCGGCATTAGCTGGCACAGGCGCAGCAATCGGTGGTGGCACAGGCACAGTTGGGTCGCTTAACCCTGCATTACCTTCTGCTGGCTCAGTCGGTGGCGCTGGCGCAGGATTATCGGCTGAATTAGCCCCAGGAACAATATTAGGCACAGGCTTAGAGGGCGGTGGCGCTATTGGCTCTAGTTATATGCTTGGCACAAACGGATTGCCTGCTGTAAATGCGGCTGGACAGTTAATCCCAGCTACATCAGTCAGCATTGGCGGCCAAGCTGTACCAACAGCAAGCCTTGGAATTAAAGAAGCATTAGATGTAGCTAGGCTTGGAAAGAATTTATTAGCTCAATCTCCAGCAACCCCAGCAGGTGCTACACAACAATTTAGAGGTAGCACACTACCGCAAGGTGGTGTAGATTACTCCGGAATACTTAATTTATTGCAAACAAGATCGCCTCAACGCAATCCATATTCTTTACTAGGATAGAAAAATGGCTCAAGACTTTATCTCTGCTTTACTTGGCTCTGCGCCAGATTATTCAAATGTGCTTAGTCCACAACAAACAGCGCAAATGCAGCAAAATGCGTTGGCTCAAGGTGGCATTGGTGCGTTAATTGCGTTGCTAGGCGCATCAGGACAGACTACTCGCCCAATTAGCACACAACAGGCTTTAGCAGGCGCATTAGGCGCAGGCTTTGGCGGCTATCAATCATCGTTTGACACAACACTAAAGCAAATGCTAACAGCGCAACAGTTAGGCGAAAGCAAACGCAAGCAAGAGCGTCAGGCTGCTTTTGAGCAGGCTATGGCTGGCGCAACAACAATGCAGCCACAAGCTATTCCAATGGCTACTGGGGCTGGATCACAGTTAGACCTGCTTTCTCGCCCTGAGTTTGGTGGCGATATGGCTGCCGCAGAAACAGTAGGCGCATTAAGAGCCAATTTGCCAACAGAAAAAACAGTAGATTTTAATAAATTAGTGCAGGCTATCTCTATTGTTGATCCTGTAGAGGCCGCTAAGTTGATGGTTAAAACAGATGCTCGACCAGAGGGATTAAAGGTTTTTGAGGCGTTTCAAAAAATGACGCCAGAAGAACAGGCTGCCTTTAAACAGTTCAAACAATTATCTACTCCATCTACGACAAATGTAGTGAATTTAACCGAAAAAGGCTTAAATGAAATAGATAAAGATCGGGTAGGCGAATTTTCATCTGCAGCATCCTCAGCAAGAACTTTTGCTCAAAACGCAGGGGCTGTAAATCTTTTGCTAAAAGGTAAAAGCGGTGGTGAAGTAGTTAAAATTGGCACAGAATTAGCTAAAAACTTAGGATTTTCAAATGAACAAGTTACGGCTAATGATTTGGCAAACTCCCTTGCTGTGCGTGGTGCGGTTGGCGTAAGGCAGCCAGGATCAGGCTCTACATCAGATATTGAATTTAAGGCATATTTAAGTGCTTTCCCATCGTTATCAAACAGCGAACAAGGTCGAGAGTTAATGGTAATTGGCGCAGAAGCGTTTGCAAAACGAAATGCTTTATTGTCTGATAAAGCCCGTGAGCTGTATAAAGCTGGCAAATATTCTGATGTTGCAATTGCTGAATACGACAATTCACTTGGCCCAGTAATTGACCAAAAAAAGATTGAGGAAGTAGCAAAAGCATCTGGCGCTGGTAAGCCTAGTACAGCTAAACCTTTACGCAGAACTTTCTAATAGGAATAGATATGGCTGAACGGAAAGTAGTAAAACTAACGGATGGTACTGAGGCTGATTTTGCTATCAATACATCGTTAGCCGACATTGATAAAAGATTAGCTGCCGAAGGGCTAAAGCGTGATACAAGCGTAAAACCGTTTGCAGATCGTGGTGTTGTTGATACTACAATGGCAAAAATTAATCTTCCTATTGTGCAAGGCGCATCTGCACTTTTAGGATTGCCAGGCATGGCCATGGAAGGCATACAGTCTGGTGCAGAGTTAATTGGTCGTGGATTAGGTTATACGCCTGAGCAGGTTGCTGCTGGTAGACCAGTAATTTCAGCGCCTACCCCAGCAGATATTACTAGAGCTGCTGGTGAATATATCCCATTGCAACGAGCAGAATCAGGCGCAGGAAGGCTTGCTCAAACGGCTGTGCGAAATATTGCATCAGCCCCAGTTCCAGGCGCAATGATTCCATCTTTGCTATCTGCTGGCGGTGAAGAAGCCCTCGCCATTCCATTTCAAGGAACGCCTTTAGAACCGTATGCTCGTGCATTTGGTGGCATTGCCGCACCATTAGTATCTGCACCTAGCGCTATGCAATCTCCTTTACAGCGTATGTATACCGAATCTACGCAGCGCATGACTCCAGCGCAAATACAAGCAGCATCACAACTGCAACAGCAGTCTTTTAGAGCCGGTATGCCAGTAACATCGTTTGAGGCTATGCAACAAGCCGCAGGCGGCAGAACAACATTACCGTCATTACAACGCCAAGTAGAGGGAGTGCCTGCATCAGCACCACAGATGGCTGAGTTTATGGCAGAGCGTGGCGCAGCAACGCAGAGAACGCTACAAGAGCAATTTCCGCAGACCACTCGTACGCAATTAGGTACGCAGATGCAACAGGCTGCACAAGCAGAGGTTCGAGCATTAAATCAGCAATTAGTTAAAGAGGCTGGCCCAGCGTTTGAGGCAGTAAAGTCTAAGAAAATCCCTATGTCATGGATGACTAACTTAGAGCGTGAAAGCGCTGTTATTGCAGAAGCAGGTAAGGCGGTGGATAACATACCTGCTTATCAGGACTTGTTAAAAGGCTATCCAGATAACTCCATTGCTCGTATTGAGTCTATGCGTCAGTTCTTAGCCGATAAGTACGACAATCTTGCTGTTGCAGCGCAAGGTAAAGTTACAGGCGAAATGAAGGCTTACGAGGCGGCTCGATCAAACTTACTTAAAAAAGCAGACGAACAAGTGCCTGCTTATGCCGCAGCTAGAGAAGATTATCAAAAGGCTAGAGAGCGTATTGTTGGCCCATTAACAGAAACGCCTATTCCTAATATTGCAGCCACATCGGAAGTCCCAAAGCAATTTGGTGAGTTGTTTGCTACTAAGGCGGCTGAGATTAACTTAACGCCCGATAAGGTTACAAAAGCAGTACGAGCATTAGCAAAGAGTGATCCAGGATTACCAGGCGAGTTCTTAAATCAATATATGCGATCATCTTTAGAGAATGTTCAACGAGCAGCCACTACTCAAGCTGGCACAGTTGGCCCTAGATTTGCAGACACCATTGCTAGAAACACAACACAACGAGCTAATTTAGAGGCAGCGTTTGTAGAAGTATATGGTGATAAAGGTAAAGAAGCGGCCAAAGGCTTAAATAATATGCTCCGTATATTAGATGCTCAAGGCCGTAGACTTCCTGCTGGTTCTCCTACCGCAGAAAAAGGTATGTTGGCAGAGGCAAGCGTAGGCGCAATAGGTCAGACCCTTAAACAGCCATTATCTGTAATTGGCAATATGTATCAATCTGTTTTTTTTGCTCGTGACTATAAAAATATTGCTAAGGCAATGACAAGCCCAGATGGTGTTATGGCTTTAGAAAAAATTGCAAAAGCAGGAAAAGATCAGAAAAAAGTAGGACTAGCATTTACAGAATTGCAGCAAGTTATTAAGGCTGTAGAAGCAGACGAACAGCCACAATAATCAAATAAATAGCTATAATCAAGGAAAATCATGGCATATACAAAATACTCCCTTACCCCTGCTAATAATAATGCTGCTCCTCCTGATGGCGCTCCAGAAGGAATGTTGCCATCAGGCGTAAACGATACTATGCGTGATATGATGGCGCAAATTAGGGATGTTGGCGATGGTATCAGAGATGGCACATATACCATGACTGCGCCTAAGATCACAGGTGGCACTATTACTGGCGTGGCATTAACTGGCAATACTTTTACAAGCCCTGTAATCTCTGGTGGATCAATCAACAACACACCTATTGGCGCTACTACAGCATCTACAGGTGCGTTTTCTACTTTATCCGTTACAGGCGCAACTACTTTTAGCGGAGCAACGGTAGCCAACACATTTTCTAGTTCTGGCGCAACCATTACTGGCGGCTCTGTTTCTGGTATTACCGACTTAGCTATTGCTGATGGTGGTACTGGTGCATCTACAGCAGCAAACGCTAGGGTAAATCTAGGCGTAGATAACTACGGTATGCTAAAGAATCGCATCATAAACGGTGCGATGGTTATTGACCAAAGAAACGCTGGTGCTAGTGTTACTTTAACAAGCGGTGGTGTATTTCCAGTAGATAGATGGCTAGGTTTTGAAGATACTGATGGTGTTATGACAGCACAACAAGATTCTTCTGCACCTGCTGGATTTGTAAACTCTATTAAATTTACAACGACAACAGTAGATAGTAGTTTAAGTGCATCACAATTTAGTTGTTTTAGACAAGGAATAGAAGGTTTTAATATAGCTGACCTTAATTGGGGAACGGCTAATGCTAAAACAATAACCATATCTTTTTGGGTTCGTTCTTCATTAACTGGAACATTTGCTGGTTCACTTAGAAACGATGGTGGGGCTAGGTCTTATGTATTTACTTACACAATTTCAGCCGCAAATACTTGGGAACAAAAAACTGTAACCATTGCTGGTGATACTAGCGGAACTTGGCTTACAAACAATGGTGCTGGAATTTATTTAACTTTTGATTTAGGTACTGGTTCTAGTTTTCAAACAACTGCTGGTTCTTGGACTGCTGGTAATTTCTGGTCAACATCTGGAGCAGTACCAGTGATTGGTACATTAAACGCAACCCTATTTATTACTGGAGTTCAGCTAGAGGTAGGCACACAAGCTACTTCATTTGAATACAGACAGTATCAGCAAGAATTGGCTTTGTGTCAGAGGTATTGCTACATGATTTCTTTAACTGCAAGCGGTGACTTTGGTGTTGGTGCTTGTACGGCAGGTGGTGTTCAAGCCTATGTACCATTTCCAGTAACAATGAGAGCCGCCCCTACTGTTACTTTTTCAACTGCTGGTAATTTTTCTATTGCAGACGGAACTGCTGGATATACAGTAACTAGCACAGGCACTTCTAATATTACAACTAATCAAACTACTGTAAATATGGGTGCATCAGGCACAACTGGCGGTAGGGCTGGTTTGTTACGCTACCTTACAGGCACAGCGTTTATTCTTTCTTCTGCGGAGTTATGATGTATAAACTTTTAAAAGATTATTTAAATAACGAAGTGCGTATTGTTCAACGCACAAGTGACGGTGCAAACATCCCCATGGATGAAGCCAACACAGACTACCAAGCCTATTTAAAATGGGTTAGCGAAGGCAACACACCATTACCAGCGGATGAATTATGAGCGACATTGATCCAATAGAATACGGCAAATTAGTCAATTCCGTAGAAAACTTAGAGCGTAAGGTAGATGCTATGGACAGCGACATTAAAAAGTTAGTGGCTATGGCAGAACGCTCTAAGGGGTCTTTGTGGGCCTTAATGGGTGTAGCCTCTGTTGCCGGTGCGTTCATTAGTTATATTTCAGAAATGGTTTTTAGAAA